TATATAACTTTTAAGGTTTAAGTTTAACCATTTGTTTCACTCGGGATTCGAACCCGAACCGATTGCTTGGAAGGCAACCATGCTAACCATTAACACTAATGAAACTTAAATACCCCTAGCAAGAATTGAACTTGCCCTTAAAGATTAGAAGTCTTCCGTGCTATCCGATACACTATAGGGGCTTTTAGATATTTTTACTATCAATTTGTTTAAAAAAAAAAAGTTTTTTATTTGTTTGTGTTGCTGTAAATTGATAAAAAGAAAACTAAAATATTTAAAACATTTAAAACATTTAAAACATTTAAAACATTTTAGTTGGTGTTAAAATTTTGCTGTTAATATTACTTTTGATAATATTAACATAGTACGCCCCCACTAGGAATTGAACCTAGGTCTATCGGTTAACAGCCGATTATTCTAACCATTGAACTATGGGGGCTTATTTATTTTACTAACAACATTTTTTTTTCTTTATATGCATTTTAATCGCTGTATGTTGTTATAGGGTTTTGGGGTTTTACTAACAATCTTTTTTTTTTGAAAAATTAAATTTAAAATTCACTTGGAAAAAATTAATTCAATTTTTCGTTTAATATAAAACAAATTAATTAAAATTAATTAAAATTTATTTCATATTTTTTTTAATTAAAAGGAATTCATAGAATTTCTTTTTATTAAACTATTTTATGATTTTGTAATTGCTGTGGATTGTTATGTTTATGATAAAGAGGGATTTTCTTAAGTTTTTTTTTAAAATGTATTAATTTATTTTTTTATTTTAAATAATTTTTAAATTATTTTTAAATAAATTAATTAATTTTAAATACCTTAATAACACTAAACAACACTTAATTAGACACTAAATACTAAACTACTTAACTACTTAATTTATAATTTTTATTTTTTGATTTTATAAATTTTTATTTTTTTTTAATTTTATAATTTTTATTTTTTTTTGGATTTTATAAATTTTTATTTTGTTTCATTTTTGTGTCCCTCTTTATACATTTTAAAAACAATAAAAAATTATAAAATAAACGCAAAAACACTTTTTTAAAAACACTTTTTAGAAAAAAGTGTTATCAAAAATCATCAAAATAATTTTATAATAGTTTAATACCTAGAAATGAAAAATTAATAAATGTCTATTGAAAAAATTAAAAAAACCATTTCTAGGTTATTAAACTATTAAAACTTTTATTTTTTTAATTTTATTTTAAAAATTTTTCTTAAAAAGGTTGAGGCGAGGCTCAGCAAGATTTACAAAACATTTTTTTGAAAAAAATGTTAGCAAAAATTTACAAATTAATTCATAAATTTTTAATATATTAATTTCAAATAATTTTATAAAAATTTAGTAAGTATTTATGAATATAATTGTATATTTTTTTTGATAATACTTTTTAAAAAAAAGTATTTTGTAAAAATTGCTAATATTCCGCCAAACCTTTTAATAAAAATAAAAATTATAATACTTTCAATACCTAGAAAGTAAAAAGTATTAAAAGTCTATTGAAAAAATAAAAAAGTTCATCTCTAGGATATAAAAATAGTTTGATGTTTTTGCTAACACTTTTTTCTAAAAAGTGTTTTTTAAAAAAGTGTTTCAATACTATCTATAAAATTATTAATTACTTTATCAGTTTTACCATTTTTATAATCTCTAAATTTTACTGGAATATTATTTTGTTTTGCTAGTTCAATAATTTTTTCTGTATATTTATCAGATAATTTCATTTTTTTTAATTCATCTTTTGTAAAATAAATCATAATTTTAAGACAATATTTATCTAAAGGTATTTTTTTATTAAATAATATTTCGTGAGAATGCATAAAATCTAAACTTCCATTAATTGAATTTTTTAATTTTGTTAAGTTTGGCATTCTAGTAAGATTACCATCACCATAAATAATAGTATCTTTAGCAGTTTTTCCATTTTCAAATTTATCTTGAAATCTACCAATAGCATTAGCATAAAAAGGAAAATCTTTTAGAATTTTTTTATCTAAAACAATAGCACAAGAATACCAATGAGGTTTCTGTCCTTCTTGCCCTTCAATATCATAATAAACTAATTGAGTAAATATTTGTTTTGTTTTTTTATCTAACATAGTAAGTTTAAGAGGATTGTTATCAATAAAACCATCTTCTAATATTTTAACAAGAATTTCAGGTTGTGTTCCGTGAATAATATATTCTTTCATTTATTATAATATTATTTTATATTTTTATATTTTTGTTAAAACTTTTTAAAAGTTTATTTGTTATTCAATTTTATTTTTGATAATACTTTTACACCTAGAAATGAAAAACTAAAAAAAGTTTATTGATAAAATTAAAAAATCCTTTTCTAGGTTATTAAAGTGTTATAAAACACTTTTTTTAAAAAAGTGTGTAAAAACTAAAAAAAGTCTATTGATAAAATTAAAAAACCATTTCTAGGTATTAAAGTGTTAAAAATATTATAAAAAAAATAAAATTGATTTTAAAAGAAATTTAAAAGATTTAATAGATATTAAAGTAATAGAAACACTTTAAAATCTTTAAAAATCTTTTAAATTTTAAAGATGGAAATAAAAGATAATCTAGGCCAATATTTTACGACTAATAATGAATTAAAAGAAAAGGTTTTTGAGTTTATCTTAAATAATCCTGTTAATATTTTAGAACCATCAATTGGACAAGGTGATTTAGTTGCTTTTATAAGTGATAAAATACCTAATATTACGTTTGATATGTATGAAATAGATACTAGAATTAAATTACTTGATAAATTAGAAAAAAATAATATTAGGAATAAGGTTATTTATGAAGACTTTATGAAACAAAATATAACTAAAACATATAAAACTATAATAGGAAATCCACCTTATGTAAGAACAAAAAAAGGTAATTTATATATTGATTTTACTGAAAAATGTTTTAATTTACTTGATCAAGATAATGGAGAATTAATATTTATTGTTCCTTCTGACTTTTTAAAATTAACTAGTGCTTCTAAATTATTGAATAAAATGATGTTAGAAGGTTCATTTACTCATATTTTTCATCCACATAATGAAAAAATGTTTGAAAATGCTTCAATTGACGTTATTATTTTTAGATATTGTAAGAATAATTTAAATAAAAATTTAAATGAAAATTTAATTTTAAATGAAAAAAAAGTATTATATAATGATAAACTTTTATATATTACAAATAGCGATGGTTTAATTACTTTTAGTGAAGAAAATCCTAATAATATTAATGATAATAATCAGGGTAATAGTAATATTATGTTTAAAGATTATTTTGATATTTATGTTGGGATAGTTAGTGGAAAAGAAGAGGTTTATAAAAATCAAGAATTAGGTAATATTAATGTATTAACTAGCGAAGATAAAGTTGAAAAATATATCTATCTTGAAAAATATCCTTGTGATGATGAAAAAGTCAATAAATATTTACTAGAACATAAAAAAGAACTTATTGAAAGAAAAATTAAAAAGTTTAATGAAAATAATTGGTTTGAATGGGGAGCACCTAGAAATATTAAATCTATCCATAAAAATCTTGAGAAAGATTGTATTTATATTTACAACTTAACTAGAAAAATAAATGTTGCATTTTTAGGTAAAGTAAATTATTTTGGAGGTAATTTAATTATGTTAAAACCAAAAAAAATAATAGAAATATCACAATTAAATAAAATCATTTCATATATGAATAGTAATACCTTTAAAGATAATTTTATGTTTTCTAAAAGATTTAAAATAGGTCATCGTCAAATAAGTAATTCTTATATACCAAATCAATATTTAAATTAAATATTTGATGATAATGTTCTTACATTTGTCATAAATGTTTCTTTCCAACCTAATTTTGGTTTTTGTAGGCAATCAATAAATAACTTTACTTTTTTATTAATATTTTCATAATAAAAATCTCTATTTTTACTCCAATTTACTTGAAAAGGTAAATTATTAATATTTGCTGTTAAATTTTTTAAACCTTTTACACTATTAATAATTATATCAGTATTATCAGTTTTATTAAGAACAATAAAATAATAATCTTTTTTATGATTTTTATTATATTTTTTGTCTTTTAATTTTTTAAAAAGAATTTCGCTCATTTTTCCATTTTCATAAGATTTATCTTTATCACTATTTATATCTAATATTTCATCAGTATATGAATAAACACACATTGCTAAATTACCTGTATTATCACTTGTTGATGTAGTAGTGGTTTTTATATTAACAGGTATCCATCCATAAATATAATCAAAAACTAAAATATCATACCACATTCTTATTTTAGGTTTTTTAATCTTATTATTAAATCTTTCAATCAATAATTTAATAATTTCATCTTCATCTAAACAACTATTAATTCTTCCATCTTCTGTTTGTTTTGAAAAATTAAACATTCTAGATTTTAAATATTTTTGAATTATATACAAAATTAAAGGTAATCTTTTCAATCTAAAAATATAACCTCTAAAATATTTTTGTATTTTAATTATTTTTTCTATATTTTTTTCTATATTATATTGATATTCATATTCATAAGATTTATCAATTGTTAATGATGAAAATGATTTTGTTATTTTTTCTAATTCTAGTTCCATTTTAATGTATTATTAAAATACTTTAAAATAATAAATATTTATTTCAATTTTTAATAGTTTTTAAATAATCTTAAAAAAGTCGAGTCGAGGTTTAGCAAGATTTACAAATTATTACAAATACATTCATAAGTTTTGTTAATATTTTTATTAAAACTTTTTTTTAAAAAGTTTATAAAATGTAATTAACTTTTATAAAAGTTTATTAAAAAGTATTATGAATTAATTTGTAAGAATTTGTGAGTATTGCTAAAATACCGCCAAACCTTTTAATAAAAATAAAAATTATAACACTTTTAATACCTAGAAATGAAAAAATAATAAAAGTCTATTGAAAAAATTAAAAAGTTCATTTCTAGGTATTGAAAAAATTAAAAAGTTCATTTCTAGGTATTGAAAAAATTAAAAAGTTCATTTCTAGGTATTGAAAAAATTAAAAAGTTCATTTCTAGGTATTGAAGTGTTATAAAATTATTTTTATGTTTTTTGCTAACACTTTTTTTTAAAAAGTGTGTAA